TTTTAAAATAGTTTATGAAAGTTTTATGAAAAACTTCTTGCCTAGTAATTAAGAATGGTATACAATACAGATGTGGAATAAATGACACGTTGGGGAACGTGTTGTTTGTAAAAATCATCAATTTCACGTATATATGTAAGGGATATATAGAATTTCATTTAAAGAACCCAGTAGGCATCGATGCTTACTGGGTTCTTTGTTTTTATAAATCGGCTAAAATTCTTTAAAATTTAATCAGTTGCTCAACCGTTGCTCAACCTTCATGCCTTTTGATAACATCCTTCACAGATAATATCGCCTCGCCATGCGGTATTTGGTTAACAACGGATATCAATTCATCGACGTCTCTATGAATATACACCTGATTCGTAACATCTTTATGCGAATGCCCCATTAGCGTTTTTGTCATAGCATCGGACGTGCCTATCTGTGTAAGAAGAGTGGCGAATGTATGTCTCCCGTCATGGGGCAAATGCCCTGGTACTTTCATTTTTAAATACCGGCTGAGCGCCATTTGTATGTTTTTAGGCGTGGATGTCGGAAGCATATACTCTCCGTGCTCGAATCGACTTGTGCTGTACCATTTTCTTATAAATGGCATAATACAATTGGCTATCGGTATGATGCGGTTTTTACTCGCATCCGTTTTAATACCGCCAATCATATAGCGTTCCTTTATATGCACATCAGCAAATTTTATTGACTTAATTTCGCCAGGCCGCATGCCTGTGTATATTAAGCATAACATGATTCTTGCATATTCATCTGTATTCGATAATTGCCATAAATCATAAATCTCTGCCGGTAAAAATGGCTTATGTAAAGTTGACTTTTCTTTTGCGGGCAACGTGACTAGGCTAGCGTAGTTTTTGTCAACAATGTCATTTCGTATGGCTGCCAGAAAACATCCGTTCATGGCTGTTTTAATCTGTGCTAACGCGGGCCCGCTCATGTGGCTATGATCATCAATAATTGCTTGTAGATGGGCTAATCTAATATTTTTAATGGGGATATTCATAAGATGTAGCATTTTCTTTTTATTGTGAGGGTAACCGCCTTTGTCTAGTTGTATCCCTTTGCGCATCTTATCTTCAATCATCCATTCCCAACATTGGCCAAAGGTTGTATCCTTGGTCTCGTATTGCGGGGCGTTAGCGTCATAAGCAGATAGTGCATTATATGCTTCCTTTTGCGTTGTAAAGGTGCCTATCGATTTTCGCAAGGGTTTACCCTCGGAGTCATATCCAAGGGTCACCACGGCTCTATATGGGCGCCGTAGAGGCTTATGTTTCATCTTATATACGGTTCCAGTACCATTGGCTCGTTTCATCGCCATAATTTCATATCCTTTCTACAAGTAAGCCCCTATCTGAGTAGTATCGGATAGGGGCTTTACGTTTATTAATCATTTGTCTTATAGACTAATTTATTTTCTTTATCCATAAGTTCTGCTAATTTATCAGTGGTAATAGGTATTTCAATTTTATCGCCATTTCCATTAATAAATTTAATAGTATACGGTGGGTTCATAATTATTTGTTTAGGTATTGCATAGTAGACAAGGGCATAGCTATGCGGCATCATATCATAGATTTTGGTATTCATCGCTACTGGGATTATATACTGATTGTCCTTTTCTATAAGTAATCGTTGTGATGGTAGTTGAGGCATTACTGTACCGGCTAATGGATTCTTTAGATGAAGTGCATATGTAGCTATGTATACATAATCATTACTGTTTAGTATGGCTTTCTTAAAAGATTCGTCTGGAAAAATCAGACGATCGTCTTTGGAATATGATACATATTTAGTGATTGTAGCTGGGGTAATTAATACCGCGGCGCCACCAGCTCCACTCCGAAGTTCAACTCCATAATTAATTGGGCTTTCAAGTTTACGATCAGTTTTATAATTTTGCCCGGTGCTCCAGATTTTATCATACGTTTCTGGGGTTACATCAATAAATTGTGCAAATGAAGAACTAGCAACTGTTGCAAATAATGCCGCGATAGATAAAATTTTATAGAATTTCATTGTTTATCTCCCTTAGTAATCTCCCTTATTAATCTCTTACAAAGTCACATTGTACATAACAACCTTACCAATCAGGTATAAGTCATCTGTATTCTCGTAACTAAATATGATGTCCCGAAATGCCATATCCGAGCTATCAGGTTTAAATACAAATTCTTTATGTTGTTTATCATTGTAGAATCTTTTAACTGTATAATCCCCTCCATTCTTAATAACTACAATATCTCCGTCATGGATATCTGGCAGTTCTATATTTCTTAATACGGCGATAATAGCGCCGTTTTGGATAACGTTGTTCATGCTTTCACCGTTAACCGGCATAAGTATAATATTCTTATTGCCTGCGTAACGACCCATCATGAAATCAGGGACAGATATAGTAGGCATGAAGTTAATGGCGTCTATCGTGGTTAACGCGCCCGCTGATACAGATGCAGGTACGTATTTGTAATTGTTGAGGTGAACCATATCTATAAACGCATCAGATTCTGCGTCAAAACGGCTGGCTGATTCGAACTGTTCAAATTTGTCTGAATCGCCGTTAAACACGCTCGGGATATATTCATCATACATGTCGTTATCCTTATAAAACTGGGACAAACTTTTACCATATACATCGCATAATTTTTTGAGTAAAAACAAATTAATGGGCTCTATCTCTGCCTCATAATCCTCAAGGTCTTTCTTGGGGATTTTTGTTATTTTTGACAGGTCCGAAAGGGATAAACCTGAGTTCACTCTTTCATTGATTAGCGCCCCCGGGATGCGGTCATCGGCTATCAAGTCCGAATCTGTTAGGTAATCAACAGTAACATCATAACGTTCCGCGATGCGCTTTAGCAAATCCAAAGGAATTTGTCTCTTTTCAGATTCATAATTACTTAATGTATTTTGAGCAACACCTAAGTCTTCGGCGAACTGTAGTTGACTAAGCCCTAACATGTGGCGTAATTGTCTTAATTTCATAAGTCTTCCTCCTTAAAAGTCTCCCTGCTTACACAATATCACATATAGCGATATTTTTCAAATATATTGTTGACGATAATCTCAAATTGAGATATACTAATATCACAAATTGAGATATTTTAGATGTAAAGGGAGGTGATTGGATGAGACAGTACTTGATTGATGCCAGAAATAAAAAAGGGCTCACCCAGGTTGAGGCGGCAAGTAAGCTTTTTATGTCTCAAAATTATTTATCAAATTTAGAGACTGGCAAAAGACAGAAAAGCCTTAGCGTGGCAACTTTAAAGGCGTTCTCAAAAGTTTATCAGATTCCGTTGGCTGATTTAATCGCATCAGAATCTGCATATGGAAATACCTAATAGGTAACGAAATTAAAAGAAATGAGGACAGCTAATGACAGATATGGAAATTTTGTATAATGCTTACCGTGATAGCGGGTTACAGACCAACGAGGAAATGGAAAATTTACTTGGATGGCCGAACGGTAAGATTAGAACCATGAAAGCCCGGCTAAAGGCTAGAGGCCTTATCGACTATGAATTCGGTAAGTCGGTTACGATTTTAAAGCCGTATCGAGAAGATGTGGAAAAGCCAGAAAGCTTCAAAGCAGCTATATACCGAGAGATGTTAGAAGTTTACATGGATGATTTCCGTAATCAAGATACTTTTAAAGATCGTTTACAAGTAGGCCAAGAAATAAGAATGATTTTGAAGGCTATATGAAAAGGAGGGGCAGTACACATGATTAGAAAAGTGATTTCAGTCGCCCAAATGTCGACCGTGCTTGGTGTTAGTCTAACAGCTATCCGAGAGGGAATCGCAAGAGATAGATTTCCATTTGCCTACGCCTGGCAGTCGCCAGGTAAGAAATCCCGTAGCTTTGTCATCGATAAAGAGGGGTTTAGAACATTCCTTGTCCATTCGCTAGGCTGGGATGTGAAAGTAGTTGATGCGGAGTTTAAATCCGCTGGAATTCATTAGGAGGAATTAATCATGACATGGATTGATGCAGGAATGCATTTGAGCTTAGCTGCAGCAGCAGTAGCATCTATTTTATCAATGGTGACGATATAAAGGAGATCAATTTATGGGTTATATGTTAATTGGCACGTTTTTGGTCGCAGGTTCTATGGGAGCCTTAGAACTCGACCAAATTGGATGGGAACAGTTCATATTGCAATCGTTAATCGGACTGGTTATATCTCTATACGGATTTAAAAAAGATATGGCAGAAGTTGACGCAGAAGAGCAGGAAGATGTCACATACATCCCAAGAGTGAGAACTCACGGTGATTATTGTAAAAACCCTTATTACAACTAAAAGGAGACAGAAAATGACAAAACCTTATATCAGTAAACAAAAAGTAAGGGACTTCGTATCTCGTGTCAGTTGTGACAAAACCGATGCGATTGAAAATGAATACGAAGCTCTATTGACTAAAGAAATTAAGTCGCTAGATGCTTTTAAACGTCTGGAAGAAGCTTTATCTGAAGCCCGGAAATCGGCTATGGAAATTAAGCGAGCAGGGTTTGGTGATAGCGTTTTGTATAGTATGCCAGCTTCGGAATTTTTAATAGATCGTATGATTAGTCGATGTAAAAGTTGCTATGATAAGCCGCCAAAAGAATGGGCTGCTATTTGTGAACTCTTAAAGCCGTTCGCGGAACGACTATCAAAAGTACGCAACGCCAGACAAAGCGCTTACAGAATTATTGATGTAGCACAAACAGGTAGAGCTGCTGCGGATGCGTTAAAAGAAGCAGGCTTAGATTATTACACATGGGAAGCTAGAAAGCCGGAGATGGTGCTTGATTTAAGCGCTTTGAAAGGTGGTGATTAAATTGCGAAATTGTAGTACCTGTCCAAAGCGAGATTATTGCATTCCTGATGAATGCGAGGATTTGGGCATAAAAAATGAGCCTGATGATGCGGCAACATCAACAAGCTCAAATTAGAAAAATATCCATTTAAAGTATACCACAGAAAGGACATATTATGGAATTCTTATTAGTTACTTACGATACTAGCGATTATTACTGGCCAAATAATACGCCAGCTCATGACTATGATGAATTTTGGTTTAGATATTACGAATCCGATACAAACGTTCCAATCGATAATATTGGTGTTGGTGATTGGGTGGTTGTTAAATCAAGAAACGGCTTAGGCATTGCTCGTGTTTTGAAAAAGGCAAAAGACCTTGATACTGTTCGGATGCAAGGTTTCAAAGGAAATGTAGTTAAACAGGTCATTGCAGTTATCGATACTTCTAAATGCGATAAACGTGAAAGCGATCGAGCTAAATTGGAGGACATAGAAAAGAAACTCGAACAAAAGGCTAAGAACGCTGAGCGCTTGACCATGTATCGGTTACTTGCAAAAGATAATCCGGAATTCTCAGCGTTACTTACTGAGTATGAATCTGTAAAGGCGTCTGTCGATGAATTATAACGCTTTCATCAACTCAAAGTCTAAAATGTCGGAATCTCATGGATTTGATATTGATACAGGTATGCTAAACAAACACCTATTTGATTTTCAACGAGATATCGTTAAGTGGGCCTTGGCAAAAGGTAAAGCTGCCATATTCGCAGATTGTGGATTAGGTAAAACTTTAATGCAGCTGTCCTGGGCGTATGAGATTTATCTACATACAGGTGGATCAGTACTCATATTAGCACCGCTAGCTGTGGCCGCTCAAACACAGTCCGAGGGTGAACGTTTCGATATTCCTGTGACTATATGCGAATCCGATGATGACATTGTACCAGGCGTTAATATTACGAATTACGAGAAATTGGGCCGATTTAATACCGATAATCTGATAGGTGTCGTGCTTGATGAATCGAGTATCCTAAAGTCATTTACTGGTAAAGTACGTACGGATTTAATAAATCGATTCAGTAATACACCATATCGGCTGGCATGTACAGCGACACCTGCTCCAAATGACTATATGGAGCTTGGCAATCATGCGGAGTTCCTTGGCATTATGAGCCGTAATGAGATGCTGTCTATGTATTTCACACACGATGGTAGTGATACCGCTAAATGGCGATTAAAAGGCCATGCAGAGAATACCTTTTGGGAGTGGATGGCGTCATGGGCAGTAGTGCTAGATAATCCGGCATCCCTGGGTTATGAAGATGATGGCTATGAATTGCCTGAGTTACACGTACATGAAATTGTTGTTGATAAAACAGGTGATGATATCCCTACTTTATCCTTACTGGAACGCCGCAGGGCTCGCAAAGCATCTCTTGAATCAAGATGTAGAGCAGCAGCTGATTTAGTCAATGCATCTAATGAGCAATGGCTAGTGTGGTGCGACCTTAATGATGAATCGACTACTTTGAAAGAAATGATTGATCTCGCAGAGGACGTCAAAGGTAGTGATAAGGCGACTCGAAAGCAGGGCATGATGTTAGGTTTTGGTTCTGGATTCCTAAAATGTTTGGTAACAAAACCAAGTATCGCTGGATTCGGAATGAACTGGCAAAACTGCCACAATATGATATTTGTAGGGCTGTCTGATAGTTATGAGCAATATTATCAAGCGCTTCGTCGATGCTGGCGATTTGGCCAGAAGCATGAGGTGAACGCATATATCGTAATTTCCGAAAAAGAAGGTGCGGTTAAGGCTAACATCGAACGTAAGGAAGCGGATGCTATAAAAATGAGAGATGCTATGATTGCGCTAACCCGTGACGCTGTTCGTACTGAATTATCTAAGACTAGACGGGAATCAACGGAATACAATCCGTGTGTGCCGATGGTGTTACCTAACTGGGCAGAAATGAGGGCTGTTATATGACTAAAATTTACATAAGCCATCCATTCGGCGGATTGGCTAAAAATAAAAAGAATGCTGACTCTGTATTAAAGTGGCTGCAGGACAATATGGGTGTATTTCCAATAAAAGAACCTTTTGGTAGTGATACACATAACATATTCCTATCACCCATACATATATTGGGGCATTTATATAACAAGGTTGATTATGATACCGGCATAGGCTGGTGTATTGACCTTCTAAGTGGTTGCGATGCAATCATACTGTGCAACGGATGGGAGAACTCAACCGGGTGCAATTTGGAGCTAGCTTATGCTAAGGATCATAACATAAGAGTCATCCACATCAATGAATTAAAAGCAGCTAAATCAATTAGATTAGCCGTTGATGCAGGCATGAATAAAGGAGTAGCCGCTTTTTTTGGATTTGCAATGCTGCATACGCTAAATAAGAAAGCAAAGGAGGACCTACAACATGAACGTGCTAAATCAGTTAATTGAGTCCCGATTTGCAATCTATAATGGCGACTCAGTAGAAGTGCTGAAAGGGCTACCTGATGATAGCGTTCATTACTCTATATTTAGCCCTCCATTTAGTAGCTTGTATGTTTACTCTAATTCTGATAGGGATATGGGCAACTCATCTACTGATATCGAGTTTTGGCAACATTTCAAGTATTTAATCGCAGAACTATACCGTGTAATAATGCCAGGGCGATTAGTATCGGTCCATTGTATGGATTTACCACTCACGAAATCTAGGGACGGGGTTATCGGAATGAAAGACTTTCCTGGTGACATTATTCGAGCCTTTCAGGATGCTGGATTCGTGATGCATTCCCGAGTCACGATTTGGAAAGACCCTCTCATTGAGGCTACTCGGACAAAGGCTCTAGGGCTTTTACATAAGCAAATTGTAAAAGATTCTGCCATGTGCCGTATGGGGGCGCCTGATTACATTGTCACATTGCGTAAACCTGGTGACAATCCGGATCCCATCGCGCATCCAGAAGGGTTTACCCAGTTTTTCGGTCAAGAGGAACCTGAGGGAATCAAAGGAATTGAAAGACCTGCGCCCAATCCAGTTTTGTTTGATAAAAAGCAAAAATACAATACGGAGCCTATATATAGCCATCAAGTATGGCGCCGATATGCTAATCCTGTATGGGCCGATATCCGCCAAACGCATACGCTGAATTATAAAGCAGCTCGTGACAATAAGGACGAACGTCATATTTGCCCGCTGCAGCTAGATACTGTGGCTCGATGCATAGAACTATGGAGTAATCCAAATGATATCGTACTTGATCCATTTGCTGGTATTGGTACGGTCCCAGTTATGGCACTTCGTATGGGCCGTAGGGCTTTAGGTTTTGAGTTAAAAGAATCGTATTACAACCAATCAATTATTAATATTCAGGAGGAGTTAAATAATGATTAAAGTTGAAGTTCAAGGAGTTAATGTACTAGATGTATATAATCAGCTAAAAGCTGTGTTAAATCAATTCAAAAGTTTTGTAGATAGCGATAGAGCAATGGATGATAAAGCCCCTGGCATAGTGGACGCAGTAGTATCTACAGTAGCGGCACCCTCCGAGTACGTATCTAATCTTCCACAAGATACAAATCAAGGCGTGCCTACTACAACAGTAACTATGCAACCAAACTCGGTATCCATGACGGTACCTAATGCAGCTGTACAAGTTACTCCTACTCAAGTAGCTGTTACAGCACCAACTATCAACGTGGCAACTGATGCCCCGGTACAAACTGTTACCGCACCTGCGCAAACACCTGTTACCGCACCTGCGCAAACACCTGTTACCGCACCTGCGCAAACACCTGTTACCGCTCCGGTATCTCAAGAAGTTAAGAAGTATACATTGCCTGAAATTCAAGCGGCGCTTGCACCATTACTTGACGCAGGGAAAGCTGTAGAATTGCAACAATTAATGACACAATTCGGTGTTCAATACTTGGGTCAAGTACCTGAGGAGAGATACCCTGAATTAGTAAATGCAATTAGAGGATTGGGGGCAAGAATCTAATGGCACCTCGATCACATGCATTATTAAACGCATCGGGGTCGCACCGGTGGCTGCATTGTACAGCCGCCCCTCTTCTAGAGGAGAACTTTCCCGATAGTACATCTGTGTATGCAAAGGAAGGAACCCTGGCACACGAACTGTGTGAGTTAAAACTACAGAAGTATACCACGGCCATGGCGAAATCCACATACACTCGCAAATTCAACAAAATCAAAAAGGATGAGTTGTGGCAACCAGAAATGGATGATACCTCGGAAACATATCTTGAATATGTCAAAGGTGTTATGTTAGGTTGCACGGCAACTCCAGTAGTAGCCATTGAAAAACGTGTTGACTTTAGCCGTTATGTACCTGATGGATTCGGCACGGCTGACTGTATCATCCTATCCGGCGATACCTTGCACATCGTTGATTATAAGCACGGAAAAGGGGTAGTCGTTGATGCGGAACACAATCCGCAAATGATGTTATATGCCCTTGGCGCGATTGATGCATATAGATTACTCTATATGTTCAATACGGTCAAAATGACTATCGTGCAGCCCCGTGTTAATAATATCAGCGAATGGGAAATCCCTACAGCAGAATTACTGGATTGGGGTAATACCTTTGTCAAACCTCGTGCAGACGAGGCTATGTCTGGCAATGGTAAATTTGAACCCGGCGACTGGTGCAGATTCTGCAGGGCGAAACAACAGTGTAAAGCCCGATATGAGGCAAACGACTCATTGCACAGTGCGCTAGTTGCTAATCATGATCCTCGACTTATCTCGATGACAGAACTCGGTGAATATCTTCGTCGAGGGAAAGACGTCGCTGCTTGGCTCGAGGATATGAAAGACTACGCACTCACTGAATCTCTTAATGGGGTGACAGTCCCTGGCTGGAAAGCCGTAGAGGGTCGTGGTAGTCGGGCCTTTCAAGACACCGATGCTGCTATCGATATTTTAATCAAAGCTGGCATCGATGAAAGCATTCTGTATGAACGCAAGACATTAACATTGGCACAGATGGAAAAGACCATCGGTAAAACCCAATTTAATGATATGGTAGGCGACATGATCGTTAAGAAAGCAGGCAAGCCTACCCTAGTTGAGGAATCCGATAAGCGCCCTCGGATTACCAATCAACCTACTGCGGCGCAAATATTTAATGTATCTAATGATAATAATGGAGGTAATTAATTATGTCATTCGTTCCACAACCAACTGAAGTATTATTGCAAAATGTTCGTGTATCCTATTGCCATCTATTAGAACCTTGGGCTAATTCCACACAGCCTGGTGCTAAACCTAGATATTCAGCTACTATTCTTTTGCCTAAAACTGATGTAGCTCAACACCAAGCTCTCATGAATGCTATCGAAGCTGCTATCCAATCAGCTCGTACTAAATTCGGCGCACGTGTTCCAGCACAGCCAAAAGTGCCAATTCATGATGGCGATGGATACACACAATCTGGTAAGGAGTTTGGTCCTGAATGTAAAGGTCATTGGGTATTTACAGCAGCACAAGATGCTAGTTATAAAGTTGAAGTAGTAGATCTTCAAGGTAATCCTCTCACAAATCCTACACAAGTATACTCCGGCATGTATGTCAATGTACTCGTTCGATTCTTCTTCTACTCCAATCAATCCACTGGTATCGGATGTGGTTTGGGCCCTGTTCAAAAAGTACGCGATGGTGAAGCGTTGGGCAGCATGCCTGTTGCAGCATCCTCTGTATTTGGTGCACCTCAAGGTAGTGCGGCTAATGTTTATACCGGTGCTCCAGTAGCAGCAGGTCAACCTGTGCAACAACAAGCCGCTCAACAAGGTTATGTACAACCGGCATATGCTACGACACCTCAGCAATCTATACAACAGGCTCCTGTAGGGATTAACCCTGTAACTGGTCAACCTTACTAATAGGTGCCTGATATGAGGCATCTAAGTATTGATATAGAAACATATTCATCGACTGATATCTCATTCGGCGTGTACAAATACACTGAATCACCTGATTTCACCATATTACTATTTGCGTATTCCTACGACTTTGGTCCTGTTGAAGTTGTGGATTTAGCGCAGGGAGGAGTAATTCCTGACAGTGTAATTCGTGATTTATTAAACCCAGATGTAATCAAGCACGCTTACAATGCACAATTTGAAATTACGTGTCTAAATCGTGCAGGGTTACTCACATCTGTTGATCAGTGGCAGTGTACGATGATTCACGGTGCCTACTTAGGATATCCTATGGGCCTAGCCTTACTCGGCAAGGCCCTGGGGTTACCTCAGGATAAGAAAAAGGACACATCAGGGAAAGCACTTATCAAGTACTTTTGTACACCATGTAAGCCCACCAAACGAAATGGTGGCCGTACACGTAATCTACCTAGACACGATACGGATAAATGGAATGCTTTTATCGAGTACAACCGCCAGGACGTTGTGACTGAGATGGAATGTTATCACAGATTAGCCTCGTTCCCTGTACCTGATGATACGTGGAAAGATTGGTATCTTGATATCCAAATCAATAGTAGAGGGGTACGCATTGACCATGAATTGGTTGAGGGTGCCTTATACGTTGATGAGGAAAATCGAGAAATGTTGATGAATGAGGCTTATCGAATTACAGGACTTAACAACCCTAACAGCCGGAATCAATTACTTGATTGGCTAAACAATAATACTAATGTCAGTCTTGAAAAGTTAACTAAGGACACTGTGGCCGATGCTCTGACGGATGCGGATGACGTTGCCACAAAAGTGCTTATGATTCGTAAAAAGCTAGCTAAGTCATCTGTATCTAAATATACGATGACTGATAGTGCCATGGGCGCTGATCTTCGACTCAGGGGAACATTGCAGTTCTATGGTGCCAACCGTACCGGACGCTGGGCGGGTCGTCTTATCCAGGTGCAGAACCTGCCGAGAAATTACATCGAGAACCTCGACACGGCTCGGCATCTCGTTAAAACCAAAAACCGTCAAGGGTTAGAACTTCTATATGGCGATGTATCGGATACGCTATCTCAATTAATTCGTACCTCAATTATTGCTGAAAAGGACAATACATTATGTGTGGCCGACTTCTCAGCCATTGAGGCTCGTGTTATTGCTTGGTTATCGGGAGAACATTGGCGGCAACGTGTATTCGCTGAGGGCGGAGACATATACTGTGCTTCCGCATCATCGATGTTTGGTGTTCCCGTTGTTAAGCATGGCGAGAATGGTCATCTTAGACAAAAAGGTAAAGTCGCTGAATTGGCACTCGGCTATCAAGGCGGAGTGAATGCATTAAAAGCCATGGGAGCTCTTGATATGGGACTCCATGAGGAGGAATTACCTGAAATCGTAAATTTATGGCGCAACGCATCGCCTAGAATACGAGATTTGTGGTATGCCGTTGAGAATGCGGCCGTGTACACCGTTACTACCGGGAATCCTATAGGCCTTGACCACGGCATTATGTTCCGTTTGGAAATTGATCCAATATACGGTTACCGTTATATGACGATTGAGTTACCGAGTGGACGTAAGCTATTTTATCCTAGCCCAAGCATTAAGCAGAATGCGTTCGGTAAGGATGCTGTACATTTTAAGACTAAAGTAAATGCTGCATGGGTTACTGAAAGTACCTATGGAGGCAAATTAGTCGAAAACATCACACAAGCAGTCGCCCGAGATTGCTTAGCATTGACGCTGCGCCGATTGGAGGATGTAGGATATCAAATTATCATGCACATCCATGATGAAGCTGTACTTGAAATCAACAAGCATAACGCAGAATCAACATTGGGTGATGTTAATGCTATATTCTCAATCGCCATACCTTGGGCAGACGGGCTGCTATTATCATCCGCAGGATTTACTAACGACTATTATATGAAAGATTAGGAGGGGATACACTTGCAAAACGATAAACTGATTACCATCAGTATCGGTGCGAGTCGCACATCAAAGCAATGGACCCGTACGGAGATGTTGTGGTCCGAGTTTTGTGAACGCCTCAAAATCCCCGTTCGTACAACAGAAACCGTGGACGAGTACCACAGATTGCCAAAATCTGAGAAAAGCAAGTTAAAGGACATAGGCGGCTTTGTGGGTGGTACGTTAAACGGTCTGCAACGTAAAGCTATTAACGTGTCTGGGCGTGATCTGATTACTCTTGATATGGATGCCATATCGCCTGGGGAAACTGAGAACGTCGCTCGCACGATTGACAGCCTAGGCATGGCTTATGCCATCTACTCAACCCGTTCTCACACTGTGCATCGTCCACGGTTACGTGTTATCGTCCCTACTGATAGAACGATGACACCTGATGAGTATGAGCCTATTGCTCGTAAGCTGGCAGAGCTCATCGGCATTGGTATGATGGATGGAACTACGTTCGAAGCTTCTCGGCTCATGTATTGGCCATCATGCCCGAACGATGCGCAATATGTATATTACGTAGGCGATAAGGCATTCTTATCTGCTGACGGTATGCTCGGCCAATACACTGATTGGCGAGATGTGCGTTCTTGGCCACAAGTACCAGGTAAGGAAGCATCTCAGCATGAAAAGCAGCTACTTGCAAAGCAAGCTGATCCGAGAGAAAAACCAGGTATCGTAGGTGCCTTTTGTCGAATATATGGTATCCGTGAGGCGATTGATAAATTCATACCTCATGCATATGTCGATGTTGACGGCAGCGAGGACCGCTTAACGTTCGTTACTGGCTCAACAGTAGCCGGGGCGGTTATATATGATGACGATACATTCCTGTTCAGTCACCATAATACTGACCCGTGTAGTGGTCAATTAGTTAATGCCTTTGACCTTATTCGGCTGCATAAGTTCCACAGCTTAGACGAGACTGCTAAGGATGGGACACCTGGGCATAAGCTACCATCTTACATGGCTATGTCTAAACTAGCTATGCAAGATACGGTAGTCGTTAACGAACTCAACATGGCCCGTGCCCGAGAATCGGCATCAAATGTATTTGCTGATATTATCACGGATGTATCGGCTCACGCTGAGACATCCGACCTCGACCCTAATGCGTTAACGAACGTCGACTGGATGAAAAGTTCGACTTTAAAGTACGACGAGAATGGTCGACCTAAGAACACACTAGATAATATGCTTAAAATCATGCACCATGATCCGGCGCTTGTCGGTAGACTTGCCTATGATAGATTTGGTTCGAGATACGTGGCAAAAGGGGCCCTACCATGGAACCCAACACCAGGACTTCGCATATGGACAGACGCAGATGATGCAGGCTTACGGTGGTACCTAGAAAATAAATATGATATCACCGGTAAAGATAAAATCATGGATGCCCTCATTATGTGCGCTGAGCAAAATGGATTTAATGAAGTACTAGATTACCTTAACGGGTTATCCTGGGACGGCATTGCCCGATTAGATACCATATTCATCGACTACTTAGGGGCTGAGGATAATGTATATACCCGTGCAGCCGCTAGGAAGTCATTTACAGCGGCAGTAGCGCGAGCGTTTGAGCCTGGATGCAAGTATGACACGATGCCAATTCTTATTGGCGGTCAGGGTATTGGTAAAAGTACTCTTATCCGCACAATGGGCAAGAAGTGGTACGCTGACGGATTAAATACCTTTGAGGGTAAGGAAGCTGCAGAAGGCATTCAAGGTAAATGGATTATAGAAGCTGGTGAAATGGCTGGGTATTCGAGGGCTGAAGAAAATGCATCCAAGCAATTCCTAAGCCGTCAAGTAGATGTATTTCGTCAAGCCTATGGCCGACGTACGCAAGAGTATCCACGGCAGTGTGTGTTCTTTGGTAGCACGAATCAATATGAATTCCTAAAAGATATTACAGGCAATCGCCGATTTTGGCCTATCGATCTTGAAATGACGACTCCACGAAAGAATATATTCGTTAATCTTCCAGGGGAAGTAGACCAGTTATGGGCGGAGGCCTTGTATCGGTATAAAAGCGGGGAAAGCCTCATTATCGAGGATGACCCGAACGTACTAAAACTGGCTGATGCGGCTAGAGAGGCGCACATGGAATCAAATACCAAAGCAGGACTGATTAATGAGTTTTTATTAATGAAAGTGCCTTTAAATTGGAATGTGATGAGTCGGAGCGCCAGGAGGACGTATCTTAGCATGAATGCTAAGCCTGCCGAGGGTCAAGAGTTAGTATATCGTGATCGTATTTGTGCGGCAGAGGTATGGTGGGAATGTTTCGGTAACGATCCAAGTCGCATGAAGAAGATTGAGACCAGGGAAATTAATCAAATACTGGCGGACTCCCCATATACAATGGGTGGAAGTCAGTTGATGAGATTTGGTGAATATGGGCATCAAAGAGGGTTCAGAATCAACGAGTCAAAACTGAAATTATAGTGTTAACATTCTCAATTAAGCGTTAACATTCTCAGTATTTTTGTTAACATTAGAATGTTAACGAATTCGGAGAATGTTAACGTACTATGTTAACGCATAAAGTCAGTATTTATCTATATTTATATAGGTTGGTTAACATTGTTAACATTATATACTGGTAAATATCAAAACAAAGAGTTTTAAGAAAAAATACGCCCTTTACAGCCTTAATTTGAACCCTCATATACGCGTATGTAAACATGTTAACGTTTAATAATTTCAGAGGTGAGAAATGTTAGAAAAGGATATCGAGAGAAAATTAGTTGCAGGCGTCAAACGCGCGGGAGGTAAAGCGTATAAGTTTGTATCCCCTGGTAATGTCGGTGTGCCTGATCGTATCATCATATGGCCGAATGGTGTTATTCATTTCGTAGAATTGAAGACATCCAAAGGCGCACTTTCGCGGTTGCAGGGTGTCCAAGCCCGTGAACTTCAAAAGCTAAATCAAAAAGTATTTGTGTTAAAAGGTGATGATGCCGTGTCTGGTTATCTGGAACAATTCACAGAAGAATTCGGGGTGAAATCGTAATGCAGTTTAATCCGCATGCGTATCAACGATATTGTATCGACAAGACCGTTAATCAAGATAAGATAGGGTTATTCCTGGATATGGGTTTAGGGAAAACGATTATCACGTTATCAGCCATATACGAATTGAAGTACTCTAGATTTGCCATCCGTAAAGTGCTAATCATAGCGCCTAAGAAAGTAGCGGAGGCTACATGGCAACGAGAAGCGCGAAAATGGGACGGTGTAGGTATATTAAGGATATCTACTGTATTAGGCAGCTTGAAAAAGCGTATTAAGGCTTTAAACACACCTGCTGACATCTACATCATCAATCGAGAGAATGTAACGTGGTTAGTTGATTACTACAAGAATGCATGGCCGTTTGACATGGTAGTTGTGGATGAATCTAGTTCCTTTAAAAACCACACAGCTAAGCGTTTTAAGTCATTAGCCTATATGCATAACCATATCAAGCGCATGGTGTTGTTAACAGGTACGCCAGCCCCTAACGGATTAATCGACCTATGGGCGCAAGTGTATTTATTAGACCGCGGCGAGTCATTAGGGAAAACGTATACAGGATTTAGAGATTACTATTTCGAGCCCGATCAGAGGTCACGCGAAATGGTGTACTCCTATAAACCTAAATCCGATTCAAATGACAGCATTATGACGGCAATATCTGGGTTATGCATATCCATGAAAGCTGATGACTATTTGGAATTACCTCCAGTAATCAACGATATTAAATATGTGCAGTTAGATGCGAAAGCCAAAAAAGCCTATGAAGATATGGAACGCACATCTGTATTAGAGTTGATTGAAGCCGACGAAGATATCACAGCTTTGAGTGCAGCAGCATTATCCACAAAGCTACAACAGCTAGCGAACGGTGCTGTATATGATGGCGACAGAAACGTTCACGAGATACATGGTTGTAAAATTGAGGCATTTATGGAACTCGTAGAACAGTTAAACGGAAAGCCTGCATTAGTGTTTTACAACTTTAAACATGACTGTGAACGGTTAAAAGCAGCATTAGCTAAGACTAAATTACGAGTCTGTGAGTTAAAGGGTGCCGATGATGAGATAGCGTGGAATGCTGGAGAGATTGATATTCTATTAGCACATCCGGCTAGTACGGCATACGGGCTTAACTTACAGGACGGTGGTAACCACGTAATATGGTTCGGGTTAAACTGGAGTCTTGAATTATATCAACAAGCTAATAAGCGGTTACATCGCCAAGGTCAAATGGAGAAGGTAATTATCCATCATCTAATATGTGAGGGAACTCGTGATGAGGATATGATGGATGCACTAGCCCAAAAAGACCGAGCACAGGAATATGTGCTGCAAAGCCTAAAAGCAAGAATCGATAAATACAGAAAGGATGATTAATATGGGTCAATTTATAACGGCAGGATTAATCGTAGTAATAGTGTGTTACACGACTATTCAAGTTATAGATATCATTGATAATCGAAAACACAAGACAGTATATGAGCTAACCCCAGGTAGATTGTATGAGAGACCTAATAGACCACCGCCACCACCTATTAAGTTATCAGCTAATGAAACTTTAAAACGTTTGGCAGCTAACGAAAATCTAAAACGATTACAGAATGTATCGAATCAATCAGGATTAACAATAGAGAAAGTTATAGCAGATAAATCTCCTAATTGCATAATTAATCAATGCGATGATATAAACCACCCAAGCCATTATACACAAGGAAATATCGAGGTTATCGATTACATCGAAGACAAGAAACTAGGGTATCGATTGGGTAATGTAGTAAAGTATGTATCCCGAGCTGGTCATAAGGACGATGCTATTAAGGATTTGAAAAAAGCCCGTTGGTATCTAAATCGGGAAATCGCAAAGAGGGAAGAACATGACAAAAGTCGAGCGTCTACTAATTAACAAAGGGCATTATTTAGATGACACGTATCATCTTGTCATGGATATAGTTAAGGTTGTAGATAATCTCAAAGATAATGTTGCCGAGAGATTAGATGACGACCTAAGTGATGATGCATACGCCATGTGTGAGGAGATGTTCACTGCTGTTGAGCAATGCAAAGCAGACATGGTAGAAGCCATCGAGGATATTGTCGAACGTATGGAGGTAAAGGATGCAAAAGCGTAGGAGTAGGGCAGATGTGATTGTAGGTGCCATACAGTCAGATTTAAGTCTTGCCATCATACGAGCCCGTAATAGACAACTGAGATCACCTATGCTAGATGATAGGATTCGTGAAAGCGGATACATTGACGGATTACTGCGAGCACAGATGATTATCAGTAAATATGGAGACTATCGCGTATGATGGCTAAGGAAGAACTACAAGCTGTCCGCCATACTGAGCAGCGAATGCGTGCGTTAGAGATTCAGCTAGGTGCGATTAACCGAGATTTACATTCAGAAGCTATACAGATATGTGAATCTGGAGATGCTATGCCACGAATCAGTAAGCACTTACAAGAATGTAGGGAGGAGCTGAACAGAGAATGGGATGAATTGATTGATTCTCGAAACAAGGTCAAGCAAGTCATCAACCAAATAACTGACGGACAATACAGAGATGTACTGAATCTCAGATACATTAATGCATTGCCGTGGGAGCAGATAGCTGTCGAACTAGGGTATTCGTGGAGACAAGTTCACAGACTTCACAAGAAAGCAATAGCTGAATTTGAAAAGATGGCATAGAATGGCACACTCTTAATTTAATATAATGTAAATGTAGTAGATAGCAGGCAGTGTCTGGCCCGCACAATATGTCTGCCTGCTGCACTGCCCCGGGGTAGACCTTACTTAGTTGAGGTCTACCCTTTTTTATTGAGTATCAATGATAATAGCTAATTGAGAAAATAAAAATTTGGAAAAGGTACTCCGCGGGCGAAAAATGGCCGCTGGTCGCCCCCGCGCGATGTTTGTCCGCATGTGAAAAATTTTTTCAAGTAGAAAGTACCCTACCAATAGACACTTACGGAAGGAGGTCCAAAAATGGCCACGGAAAGACCCAAAGTCAAGTTTGATGACAACGGCGAGATCATAGTCACCACAAAAGTGTTATGCCAAATTCTGGACCTCGGTCCGGAAATGATATCACGCCACAATCGCGCAGGTATGCCGAAGGTGGCAACGGGTTGGTGGAATGTTCGCGAAGTTCTTGTATGGCTTGGCATGTCCAAGGATAAGGACGGAACGAAATCCGCCGCTCAAAGAAAGCTTGAAGCCGAAGCCGACTATAAGGAAGCCAAAGCGAAACGCGAAAAGCGAATGAACGAAGTTCTTGAAGGCCAGTATATTGCGGTCGAGGATGTAACTCGGGAATGGACTGGACGCGTTAATGAATTGAAATCATCCCTTGGGCTGTTACCCAAAGCGGTTAGCAAAGAATTTCCAGATGCAGAAACAAGGGTGATTGTAGAGAGGACGGTGAATGAGTGTGTCAACGAGTACCTCGAAAGCTACGCGCGCGACGGCGTCTACACAAAAGCGAAGAAAAGTTAATTCCAAAAATTCTAAGAACCCGAATAAACAATGTCATTACAATTCATCACACGATTCTAGTACTTCGTTTACGTGGACAGCGCAAGAACTCGCAGCTTTCAAGCCTCCGGAGAGGTACACCGTTTCCACATGGGCCGACAAGTTCAGAGTACTCCCAAGCACTAGTGCAGAACCCGGGCCATGGCACACGCACCGCACTCCATACTTACGCGAGCCTATGGATATGCTCAACAACGATTTGATTGAATCGATTGTACTGTGCTTCGGTGCACAGATTGGTAAGACAGAAGCTGAACTCAACATGATAGGGTTCGCACTGCATCAATCCAAGGCACCGGTTATGATGGTATATCCAACAGATATGCTAGCAAAGTTCAATAGTGAAAAACGTGTTCAGCCAATGATCACGAACACAGAACCTCTGGCCAACATGTACAACGAAAACGCAAGTTCAAAGTTAGAACTCAACTTCAACACAGGAAACTACATGGTATTGTCCGGTGCTAACTCTCCATCGAGTCTAGCGTCAAGGGCTATCAAGTATGTGTTCTTCGATGAAGTCGATAAGTACCCGGTATTCTCCGGTAAGGAAGCCAATCCGATTAAGTTGGCAACGGAACGTACGAAAACGTTCGTTGATGCCAAACACGTGATGGTATCAACTCCAACAGTTGAGAATGGCAATATCTGGACCGCTTTCAAGCAAGCTCACGCACAGAAAGAGTACTACGTACCGTGCCCACACTGTGGCGAGTATCAAAAGCTCGTGTTCAAACAGATTAAATGGCCCGATGAGGCTAAAGGCAATAAGGACCGCATCAGGGACACTGCCTACTATGAATGCGTGCACTGTAAGGAAGCGATACACGATAAGCACAAAATGGATATGCTTCGTAACGGAGAATGGCGAACCGAAAACGTACCAGATTGTCGAGTGCGCTCGGTTGGCTACCACTTATCGTCCTTGTATTCGCCCTGGATAGCCTTTGGGAAAGTTGCGTACGAGTTCTTTACATCAAAGGACTTCCCGGACCAACTTATGAACTTTATCAACTCTTGGCTGGCAGAACCTTGGCGCAGTGCTAAGACGAAAAGCACACAAACACTACATTTCACGGAGTCAACCTGTGAGCGTGGTGTAGTACCAGATAAGGCAACGCTACTTATCGCTAGCGTTGATGTACAGCTTGACCACTTCTGGTGGGAGGTTAGGGCATACGCACCAGGCGTGAAGTCCTATCTTATCGACTATGGCCAAGCCAGTACATGGGATGACCTAGAGGAGATCATAGTCAACAGGGAATATCCAACAGAATATGGCGAACCTAGACAGGTGATGAAGGCGGGCATTGACTCAGGTTTCAGAACCGATGAGGTGTACCAATTCTGTGCTAGGTTCCCTGAAATATGTATTCCGCTCAAGGGTTCATCCAACCATAAGACCCTAACGGCGCCGTACTCAATGTCTAGCGTTGAGAAGGGTGTCATCGGTGGACTAAAATTGTACGTCCTTAATACGGACTACTGGAAGGACTTTATATTTGCTCGGATGGTACGGCCAACTGATGAGGTCGGTACTATCCATCTGTTCAAAGATTGTCCTCAAGAATATACTGACCATCTCCGGTCGGAAGAAAAACAAGAAATCCGCAACGTGAAAACGGGTGAAGTTACGGTGCAGTGGAAACCACTCACCGGGCATCCTACGAATCATTTGCTAGATACCTGTACATACAATGCTGCGGTAGCAGACATTGCAGGGGTGAAGTATTTAACCGAGCCCGAAGAATATGAAGAATCCAATCCTGTATCTGAAGATATCGACTATGGTGTAGGACTGGGAAATACGAACCATTGGTTTAGATAAGGAGGTGAACCATGAGCGATGTAAATGAACAATTGGATCGTATCCGTGAAGTCATCGAGGATATCGAAACAAAAGGATATTCCGAGTTACAGATTGGCGGTAAACGGTTCAAAGCGATTGACCTTCCTGTGTTATACGCACGAGAACAAACGTTAATGCAACGTGTTCATGAGGAAGCAAACGGCTTCCAGAGTGATGCATACGTGACATGGGGTGGACGATGAATATCTTAGATAAGGTAATCGGTTGGGTTAGTCCAGAGAGGGCACTTAATCGTATCGCAGCACGAGAGGCTATCCGCCAATATGATGCGGCGTCAATGGACAGATTAAGTAGTGACTGGCAACCTGCTTATGGCACCGCCGAACAGTTGGCCACCGGTGCACGTGATCTTATTCGAGGTCGAGCTCGTGCAGCTGAAATGAACAGCGACTTAGCCGAGTCTGTAGTAACCGCTCTAATTCGTAACGTTATCGGCGTTGGGATTAAGCCACAGGCAAAAGTTAGAAGCGGTAAAGGTAAGTTAAACACGAACCTTAATAACAAAATTGAAAAAGCCTGGGCAAAATGGACGGAAGCTGAAAACGCGGACGTCCGAGGGATGTCAAACTTTTACGAATTACAATCCATCGCGCTACGGCGGATGCTGTATGATGGCGAAATTCTCGTCAACAAAACTGCACAAGGTGAATATCTTCCGCTATCAATTCAATTGATTGAGGCGGAGAATATAGGCGCGGTTAGCTTACAAAATGGTAAGAATAACATCATCAATGGCGTAGAGGTTAACGAATATGGGAGACCAGTTGCGTATCACGTATATCAAAGCGATCCAATGGGGTTACGCAGTTTCGACGCATTACGGCTAACTACTAACCAGGCGTTCTTATTATTCAAGCCTACTCGTACCTCTCAACTTCGAGGGATGAGTCACCTGGCATTAGTCCTTCGCCGTATCCATGATATTGATGAATACATGGACGCAGACTTAATTGCTGCGCGTGTATCCGCATGTTATAGCGCATTTATTACATCGCAAAATTCAGCACGTCAAACGGCGAGGCTACCACGTGATAGTAAAGGGCGCCCTAATATGACACTAGCACCAGGCATGGTTAGACATTTAAGCCCTGGTGAATCCATTGAATTTGCAGACCCAAAACGTAATGCGGGGACTGCAAGCGAATACTCGGCAACTCAGACGCGGAGAATTTCCTCCGGTCTAGGAATGAGCGCGGATATCGTGGCTCGTAATATATCAGGTAACTTCTCAGCAGCAAGGCAAAATCTCTTAGAGGACCAAAAGACCTTCCGACAATGGCAAGAATTTGTTATTGCACATTTCTGTATGCCGATTTGGAAAGCCTTTATTGACGCATTGTACCTAGCTGGCGAACTACCATCGGACTACTTGGCGAATAAGGACAAGTATCAAGAAGTATCTTGGCTTGCGCCAGGTTGGTCGTGGATAGACCCAGTGAAGGAAGTGTCTGCCAATAAGGAAGCCATCAAATCCGGCCTTACAACCTTAGAGGATGTGTGCGCAGCATCTGGGCGTGATTGGGAAGAAGTTCTTGAACAACGGAAACTCGAACAGGATAGAGCCAAGGAGCTCGGGGTGTTATTAGATTATTCAAGTGAGTTGCAACCATTGATGGACCCAGATAGTGACGATAGCGTCCAACAATCACAGGAAGGAGCTGATGGCTAACAATGGACGAAAATGAAAAACGTAGCATTTATGGTAACTATTGCCGTGAATCTACGATTGACCAAGTCGACTCCGACAATCGGACGGTAGAACTTTCCTTCTCATCCGAAACGCCATATGGCCGTTGGTTCGGCGATGAAATCCTTTGTCATGACGAAGAATGTATCAATCTCGATAGATTTAACGATGGCTTAGGTACCGTGCTATTTAACCATGATCGTGATGCGGTCGTGGGGCACATCGAAAAGGTGTGGATTGAAGATAATCGAGGTAAAGCGTTAGTACGCTTTGACGATGATGAACAATCTGACGCCATATTTAAGAAAGTCCAATCTGGAACACTTCAAGGTGTTAGCGTGGGATACGCTATTAACCGCTATGAAGTGTTAGAAGATGATAGTACTACATCTACAAATGGCCGTTTTACAGGCCCGGCATACGTCATCACCGATTGGGAACCTTTAGAAATCAGCATTGTATCCGTACCTGCAGACCCTACGGTCGGCGTAGGTCGCAGTGCAGATGATATTCAAATTCATACAAGTATTGATACACAGGAGGAAAACAAAGGTATGGATGAAAAAGAAAAATTGACTGAAACTCCAGAAGTGAAATCCGCTCCAGTTGAAGGCGGTATCACAAAAGAACAATTGGCAAAAGCTATGGAAGAAGAACGTAAACGTACTTCCGAAATTACTGCTATGTTCCGCGACTTCGATGTTGAAGGCGCAGACGAAGCAATCGTATTGGGTAAATCCGTTGACGAAGCTCGTGCGATGGTTATGGACCAATTACGCGCACGTAACGCAGGCGTGTCCGTTAAAATGGGCGAATCTGAATCTGATAAATTCCGTGCAGCTGCACAAGATGCAGTATTAATGGCGGCAGGTATTCAAGTAGCTGAACCGGCACCAGGTGCTAACGAATTACGCGCACATTCCTTGGTTGAATTAGCACGTGAAGCATTACAACGTGAAGGCCTTCGCGCTAATTTTGGCGATAACTTGGAATTGGCTCGTGAAGCTATTAACTCCACATCCACATTCCCTGCTATCATGTCCAACTTGGCAAATAAATCCGTAATGAACGGCTTTAACGAAGCAGAAACTACTTACCAATTATGGGCAGGTAAAGGCTCTAACCGCGACTTCAAGGAAGCTACACGCGTAGCATTATCTGAAGCAGGTGACTTGGAATTAGTTCCAGAAGGTAGCCAATTCAAAGCTATGACATTCAAGGAAGCTTCCGCACGAACTAAAGTCGCTACTTACGGCAAATTATTTAGCTTAACACGTCAAGCTATCATCAATGATGACCTTGGTATGTTCTCCGCTATCGCAACTCGTTTCGGATCCGCGGCTAAACGCTTGGTGAACAAAATGGTGTACGCACAATTGACAGGTGACGTAGTGATGGACGATGGCGTTGCATTGTTCAATAGCAAACACGGTAACGTTGCATCCACAGGTGAAGCATTATCCGTCAAAGCTATTGCTAAAGCAGTAACTGCTATGCGCCGTCAAAAGGGTATTCAAGGTACCGCTATACTTAACATCACACCTAAATACTTAATCGTTTCACCTGAACTTGAAATGGTAGCATACCAACTTATGAACTCCACTGCAGACGTAGCAGGAATTAACTCCGGTGTGGTTAACCCATACAAAGGTCGATTCACGGTTATCGCTGACGCAGAAATCACTGACCCAGATGCATGGTACCTAGTAGCTGATGCAACTCAACACGATACTATTGAAACTACATTCTTGAACGGTGTAGAAGCTCCACGCTTAGAAACTCGTCAAGGCTTCGATGTGGATGGTATCGAATATAAAGTTGCATTGGACGTAGGCGTACGTGCACTTGATTTCCGTGGCCTTTACAAAAATGCTGGTAAATAATTAGGGGGTAACGATATATGATGACACAATTCGTACAAGAAACTGACCGCATTGATATTACTGCAACTGCAGAAGTCAAAGCCGGTAACATTGTTGAAGCCGGTGCACTTCATGGCGTGGCTATCACTGATATGAAACAAGGTGAAGTCGGTGCCATTAAAGTAACTGGCGTATTCAAAGTAATTGCTAACAAAGCCGATACTTTTGAAGTCGGTGACGTAGTTAACTTCTTGACAGATAAAGCTGTTAAAACTGGCGGTAAACCATTGGGTATCGCAGTAGCACCTAAAACTGCTACACAAGATACTGTTACCGTTATGCTAGTGCAAGATGTCAAAGTTGGCGCATAGTAATAGCCATATTATGAGGATGACGGGGGCCCTACGCCCCCGTTAAACCTATGAGGTACAAATATGTATACATACGATGAAAACGTCCTCCTGGGGGCATTTGGTGAGAAAATCACATATGAGGGTAAGACCATCAAGGCGAGCGTGGAAATCGGTGAGTACGATGGCAAGGGTTCAGGGTTCGTAACTGGACTAGCCGATAAGGCTAAAATTTGGATACGAACCAAAGATATCCCGTTACCTAAGACAAAGGATGAAATCTACATCCACGGCAAAAAATGGTATGTGGATCATATCTCCGATAGCGATGATAAGATGCACTGCCTAGAAATCGTGGCCAACGTAAGGACGGTGAGACCATGAGTAATGGGCCTATCACTATTAATGATGGGGCTACACCGTATCTTGAATTTATCGCTAAAACAAAACCAGACTGGATGCGTAAGGCGATGAAGTCCATGGGGTTTATGATGTCCAAGGCTATCAAGGAGGGCATTAAATCCGGAGCGCCAGGCGGTAAGAAGTATGCTAGCTTCATGCCACCGGCTATGCGGGCACAACTCGAAGCAGCATTCGGCGCTAAAGTTAGAAGAGCTTACAGAAAAGGTGGTAAGGCAGACCGCGAAGGCTGGACGCATAAGTCTCGTGATGAACTTATCGCGAGTGGTGTAAAAGCCGGCACAGTTGGGTATACGCCTCTTGGTAAGATGTACCGAGCCGTAGGGTACCAGTATGACGCTAAGTCTGAATCGGTCAAAGTTGGATGGCTATCTAATTCTGCTAAGAAATTAGGGGAACAGATAGAGAAAGGATACACCAAGGAAATTACGGAAAACATGCGTAAGAAATTATTTGCGCACGGGTTCCAGTTGGCCAAGGGAAAAAACTCTTTCGTTATTAAACCTCGTGAAACCTTCGGGCCAATGCGTAACGCCCTTCAACCTAAACTCGTACCGTTTCTTGAAAAGAAAATCGGTGAGTACGCACTCGGTAATACCTCATGGGGCTCCAGTAATCGAGTATACAAAGTGAGGTAGCTATGCAAACAATTCCACTCGCAGTGATTGCGAATCGTTGGGTTGAGGCTATTAAGGATAATGATCATATCAATGAGTTCTGTCAAGCAAAGTACGGTAAGGACCTATCCATATTTGTAGGGTACGACGATGCAGGGGCTCCCCTCGAGGAGGATTGCCCATGCGTTATAGTCCTTATGGACTCAAAGTCCGAAGGGCTTGCGGATTCCTATTCGTATACGCTCCAACTCGTATGGGGGGTACATCGGAAGGAAGCGGAACGTAATGGCCGTGTCATTACCTATACAGGGGCCTTTGAAACCGATGAACTTGGCCAGTTACTCATTGAATGTATTATGGCCGTCAACCCTAATTATCCAGTCATTAACATTGACTATGAAACGGATAATGTATCGTGGCGCCCTGTGTATCCAGGCAAGGCCACATTCACAATAGAAATACCGCACGTAATCGGCGGTCACGTTGAATATTAATAGGAGGATAACATGGCAGTAGCTAAACGTGCGCAAGGCGCACAATCCAAATTAACAATGGCTTTTGAGACTGACTTTGGCGTTATACCGTCCACCGGTGGTGTGGTTATGCCAATCATTAGCTCCTCTTTAAAAGCAAGTCAAAATCTAAATGATTCTAATGTAATTCGTGGTACACGTAATCCAGCTGCGCCTAGCCGTGGTAACATCGATGCATCCGGCAGTATTACGCCACCGGTCGATGTAATCGGTTTCGGCTATTGGTTGAAATTAGCATTCGGCGCTCCAACTTCTACAGCCGGGGCAGGATCTACACATAAGCACGTGTTCAAAATCGGTCCGGATATGCCGTCCGCTACATTCGAGCAAGGTTATAAGGATATCAGCACATACCAACAATTTAGTGGTGTTCGGATGAATAAGATGGCGCTTAACTTTGGCGGTGACTCCGAGTTAACAGCCACTATCGACGTAATGGGATGTAAGGAAACAATGGCGGCAGTGCCATTTGATACAGCACCTACTCAAATTGCATTTACTCCATTTGAAAATCTTGAAGCCACAATCAAAGAAGGTGGCGTGACAGTTGCTAACGTATTGTCTCTAAGCCTTAACATTGATTTCGGCTTGGATGGTGATTCTTATGCTATTGGTAATAAAGGGTTCCGTACCTATATCGATACAGGAATTGTCGGGGTATCCGGTACATTGAAAGCATTCTTCCAAAATATGGACCTTTTAAACAAAGCCGTAAATGGTACAGAATCTAGCCTTGAATTGACACTCACCAAAGGGGATAACTCCTTGGTTATCAAATTACCTGAATTGATTTACGAACGCAACTCCCCAGGTATCGATGGTCCTAAAGGCGTTAACATTGAAATGCCATTCAAGGCATACTACGGCGATGATGCTGAGGCATCTGCCGTGCTATTCGAATTGACTAACACGCAAGCAGCGTATTAATAGGAGGTAACTATGAAGATTCAAGGTAAGGAACTAAAAGCAAGAGCCCTCACATGGTCTGAGCGTGAGATGTTGATTAAAGCAGGATTGGACTTCGTATATTGTCCAGTCGAAGAAGATGATCAACTAGCAGGTATCATTCGTAGCCGTGATATTATGCGATTCATCTTGATGGACGTATACGGCCTTAGTGATGAGGACCTTAATACTGTATCTGATAAGGAAGCTATGGACTTTGCGGGTAAAGTTATCACAGCTACATTCCAGGTACAAGACGCGACGGAAAAAAACTAAAAGAGGTGTGGGGGTGGATGTCCTCTGACCGTCCGAAGTATTGCCAAGGGTGTAGGGAGTTACAATCTGCCACCCGGCAGTCCTTCGACTGTTCGGAGTGTGAATACAATCCTCCACACCTATTATTTGGTACGAAATTGGCTATGAAACTGTATACCCTATCACGCAGTCAACGCATATATCACACAGGAGGGCTAGCAGGATTTGATTATCCGGCCATCCGCACAGTTGCGGAAATGAATAATATCAACCTGGGTCCGATGTTATTCAACCTCATGTGGATATTAGAGGGTTTAGAAATGGAGGCGATGAATAAGGATGTCGAATAATGTAGTAGATATCGTAGTGCAACTGACCGATAAGAATACGCAAGCCGGTTTAGAGAAAATCGCAGCCGCCTCTAAGGGTACAGTTGCAGAGCTAGCAAAATTAAAAACAGAAATGTTGACCATTGGAGCTGGTGCCGGTATCACCGGTCTAGGGTCAAAACTTGCTAAGGAGGCACTCGACTGGAATTTATCTGTTAAGAAAATGCAGTCCTTAACAGGTGCCACCGCTGAGCAAGCTAGTACCTTTATATCCGTGGCCAACTATATGGGCGTAGCTACCGACGTAAGCACTACGGCGTTTGCCAAGTTTGCGAAGGCGGTATCAAACGCGCAAGATAAAATGCAAACGGCCTCCGCAGAGGGGAAGCTTGCAACCGATATGTTCAGTCGGTTAGGGATTAGTATTGATCAGATTCAAGGGAAGGACACGCTTGAAGTATTCCAGATTATCCAAGAACGCCTAAGGGGCATGAAGAACGGCGCTGAGAAAACCCGCGTCGAAATGGAATTATTCGGTAAAACAGGGTACCAACTCCATGGCATGCTGAATATGTCTGCAGAGGCGATGAAGCAAGTTGAGGACCGGGCGCGTGCTATGGGCCTTATTATTGACGATGAAGCGGCTAAGAAATCGGCGCAGTTTAATCGCCAATTAAAGGATATGGAACAAACCGGCAAACGTTTGGCCATCATGATTGGCCAAGAGTTATTGCCCGTGATTATGGACTACACGCAATGGGCTATCGACTTAACAAAGTCCTATAGTAGTATGGCCTCCGAACAAAAGGAAGCTATCTCGGGGGTAGTGAAATTTAGTTTTGAGGCTGGTATCGCTGTTACTGTAATTCAGTCCGTGACGACTGCATTGAAATTTATGAGACTTGCTACATTAGCGGCTGCAGGTCCTTGGGTAGCCTTGGCCAGTGCTATCGCCCTAGCCGGCAAAGCATTGCTTGACTACCGATACAAGGAGCGCACCAAAGGTACTGACCTCGGCGTTGAAGTCAATGGTATGAGGGCCCATCGGAATCTGAACTCCGATAAGGGCACAAGTGAAGCCTACATGGCTAATCATGACGGCAGATATTATGTTGAGGATAGTTACTTCTTCGGTCTTTTTAAAAATGACCGCCTAGCCACTAAGGAGGAAGGTGCTCAAATTGACGCAGCTATGAAAGCTAAGGAAGAGGCTGATGCTGCGAAGAAGAAAGCTGAAGAAGAACAGGCTAAGTTAGACCAGGAAATCGAGAACACTAAGAATGGTCTTACCAATAACGAAGCCATTAATAAGGCTAATGAAGAGGCGGGTAAGGCGGCTAAAGCGCAAGAAGCAGCCGCTAAGAAAGCTGAGCAAGCAGCTGAGAAATTAGCCAGCTCCGTGGAACGTCTTAACGACATGATTCGAAGCCTAACGCTCCAATCGTTGGAGATTGACGGTAGTCAGTACGAAATTGATAAGCTCAACGCCAAGAATCAATATGAATCGAACAATAAGAACATTCGAGATATTATTCGTTCCGCAGCGGGACTTAATAGCGTAGGCGGTGGAAGAGGTGAAGCTTCCGGCGTATTAGCTGCAGCTAATGCTCAACTTGGCAAGGCCTACTCACTAGGCGCTGATGGTACCTGGGCTACGGATTGTGGCAAGTTGTTCGCTGATTCCGTTAAGGAAACCTTCGGAAAGGACGTCCCTCGTTATGTTCCTTCCATTATGGATGCGGCAGCCGCTGCGGGTGCATGGCATCCGGCTGGTGATGGATATACACCTCAAGCAGGTGATGGCGTTGTAGTCCTTGGCGATAATCACATCGTAATATCTGACGGTAACGGCGGATACACTGGTGCTAATTCTAGTACAGGGGTAGTCGCTAAGCAGTCTGTTGAAGGTGATTTCGGGGCGGTTACTGGGTATGTAGATACTGCTAAATTGGTAGGCGCATCTGCAAGCGTATCGGCTTCTAACGATGCCCTTAAGAACGCTAACGCGCAAGCGTTGGCCAACTCCAACCTAGTGGCCGAGGCAAGGGCTAAGAACGAAGAAGTATATCAAAAGAAACTCGCTGAGGCGGAGCGTAATCAAACTATCCGCGTTCGTAAGATGAATGAGGATATCACGAAACTTGACCTTGAACGTACAGGGGACAGGCTCCAACTTATTAAGGCCGAGTCCGACGCACAAAAGGCCCAAATTGACGATAACGTTCGCGAGTACACCAAGGCCGTAGGGGACAAGAAACTTGCTGAGAAGAAGGCAGAGTCGGAACGATTGAAACTTGTAGCCGATACGGAGCAGAAAATCAGAGAGCTTGCCTACACGCAAACGACTGAAGCATTAGATCATCAGTCCAACCTGGTGAAACTTGGCCACCTTACACAGGACCAGTCCGATGCGATATTGGCCGAACAGCTACAGGCCTATATCGACTACTCTAAGGACGAGCTAGCTAATGCACAGATGACGGCTACGCAACGCCTACAGATTGAGAAGAACCTAGTTGAGGCCCAACAAAAGCTATGGGAGATGGCAGGGCGTAACTTGAAATCTCGATTGAAGGAAGCAGCGCGCCAATATCAAGAGGAAACAGTGAACTACGCTGACCTTGCGAAGTCAACCTTTGATAGCACGATGAGCAATATTAACTCGACTTGGACAAGTAACCTCGAGGCCATGGCCACAGGTACGAAGTCCTTCAGTAAAGGGCTAATCAGCATATTCAAGGATATGACGAACAGCATTATCAAGATGATGGTGAACCTATCCTTCCAACAGTACCTACAACCTAAGTTGCAAAGCCTATTCGGTGGAGTGGTCGGAGGTATAGGGAATATTGGTGGAGGCGGTCGTACCTTCTCCACAGGTAGGTCCTTTAGTTCAGCGTTCAGTAGTCGAGGGTTCTCTAAGTTCGCATCCGGTGGTGTAGCTCCTACTGGCATGACTTTGGTCGGTGAAAACGGACCTGAGCTCCTTCAATTCAACGCTTCTCATCGCATCTATAACGCTAGTCAAACTCGTAAGATGCTAGGTGGTAATCAGGGGAACAACGTTACCGTTAACATCATCAATCAATCTGGCCAAGCGCTTGAATCCGAGCAACAAAGCTCGAGATTTGATGGAGAAAATTACATCATCGATGTAATGGTTAAGGCCGTAACAAATAATAAAGGAGGTGCGCGCGATGCGATTAAAGCAGCCGCAGGTTAATCATGGCAACATTTCCAAACATTAGATATCCAATATATCCAATCCAAGAAACTACACCGGATATGACTTATAAGGGCCAAGTAGAGAATATGACGATAATTAGTCGCCGTAAGACTACTAAAGTCCTACGGTCATACAACGTGAACTATAAGGTGCCAACCTCTGAGTACTTACGGCTAAGGTCGTTCTTTGACGAGGTTAACTGCTCGACAGTATTCGACTGGACGAATCCTGAGACGAAGGAAACTATCAAGGTACGATTTAGTGATCAATTAGATTTTGCTGCGAACGACTACGGCACATGGGTTGGTACCGTTAAATTACAGGAGGCATAACATGTTAACACTTTCAACTGCATCTATTGTTGAGAAAAACAAAATAGACGCCACAGGTGTATGGCTCATGCTCCTTGACATTGAATATAAAGGCGATATTGTTCGGTTGGTATATAACACGGAGGATATTACCTTTCAAGGGAATAAATATATAGCGTTTCCGTTTAAATTAGCAGATGTCAATCATAACTCGACTGACCTTCCAAACGTTAAATTGTCCGTGTCCAATGTGACACGGACTATCCAACGCCTGGCGGAGGATAATCAAGGGTTCACGGGTGCGAATGTCATTGTCCGCGTCATAAATACAAACGTACCAAATGTGTGCGAAGTAGAGGAACACTTTGTTATTACAGGCTCAGTCGCTAATGTTGAATGGATGGAGTTCACACTCGGTACGGATTTTAGTTTCACGCGTAGGTTTCCTTTGGTTCGTATTATGAAGGACTTTTGCCCGTTTAAGTTCAAAGGGGTTCAGTGCGGATATAAAGGTACTGAGACCGAGTGTAATAAGACTTTGTCACGATGTCGAGCATTAGGGAATAGCGTTCGATTCGGCGGTGAGCCAACGATTCCACAAGGAGGTCTGTATGCATCTAACAAGTGATATGACTGATATGCTCGGTACTCCATTCGAGGAGCTCAAATGTTGGGAAGTAGTGGCCGAGGTGTATCGCCGTAATGGTGTTACACTTCCAAACTATACAGATATTCCTATGGACGAGTGGCAAGAGGTCAAGGAACCTACGGAGGGCAGTGTCCTGGTCTTTTCGTTAAAAGGTAAGGAACTCGACCATGTTGGCGTGTATTTAGGTGATGGTCGATTCATTCACGCGACTAAACCAAGCGGTGTATGTATCGAGCATATTTCTAAATATGTTCCTAGGCTTAAACATATATACGATAGAAAGGAGTAGCCGATGATTAATGTAGTGCTTGTAAGAAATCCGTTTAAACCGGATCAGCATGAAACTCAATACCGCCCTTATAAGGCGAATATGCCATTAAGTTTTTACGCTAAACAAGATGGCGACTGGGTATACTCCATTAATGGCCAAGAGGCTATGCTCGATACCATTGTTAATGATGGTGACTATATCGTGGCCATGCCACAGATTGATGGTAAGTTCTTCGGAATTATTTTAACTATAGGTCTTAGTATCGCCACAGGCGGTATCGCTAGTGGTGCGATATTTGGTATTCAAAGTCTAATATGGCGTACAGTACTATCCATGGCTATTGGTATGATTGGCAATATGCTGGTCAATAAGTTAACTCAGCCAAAGGCTGACCGGTCCCATACGGACTCCGCACAAGCTAACACGTATGGATGGGGTGGCGCTAAGACTGTAACCGGGCAAGGTTACCCTCTAGCCGTTACGTACGGCCGTATGAAGAGTGCAGGGCTCCTTTTATCACGTCACATTATCAGTGATGGCGAAAAGCAGTACCTCAACCTTTTATATTGTGCCGGTGAAGGTGAGTTATCGAAAATCGAGGATATCCGCATCAATGCTAACCCTGTTAGTAATTATCAGGATGTACAGGTAGATATCCGATTAGGTACCAATGACCAAACGGTTATCCCTAACTTTAACGATAACTATGCAGACCAAGTACTCAACTATGAGCTCAAAACCGGATGGAGTACGCAACGTGTACAAGGGGACGCTTGCAACGCTATCGAGTTAACTATTAGCTTCCCTAATGGCTTGTATTACTCCAATGATACAGGCGGTATGGACGCCACATCAGTCACCCTTGACGCAGAAATTCGGAAAGTTGGAGAGGATGAAGAGTGGCATAAGTTACCGCTCTCCAATCAAAAAGGCATGCAAGCCTTCGTTAAGAAATCCGGAGACGGATGGTCCTTCACGCGTCAAAAGTCTGATGCAGAAATCGCTGAAGGCGACTATAAGGGCAAGGTTACAGAGGCTACTAACACCGCGTTCTATCGAGTGTACCGATTCGATAACCTCGATAAGGCACAGTATGAAGTCCGTGTTCGATGTTCCAGTAAGGATGGCAACTCAATCCGATACAGTAATAAGGTGTACTGGAACCAGTTAACGCAGATTATATACGATGATTTCGTGCATCCAGGTAAAGCACTTATTGGCATTAAGGCTTTGGCCACATCTCAACTTAACGGCTCTGATCCTGAAGTATCCTGGATACAAGAACGCTCCGCCGTGTACGTATTCAACCCTTATCAACAAAAGTACGAAGTCCAACGCGCGGATAACCCGGCATGGGCTGCGTATGATCTACTTCATATGGCTCGTAAGTTTGGCGATGAGTATGTAGTGTTTGGCCAACCTCATGGACGTATGGATTATGACGCTTTTAAAGCTTGGGCAAGCAACTGTGACAAGAACGGATTCACCTTTAACTATATCTACGATAGCGCTAGCCGATTATGGGATGCGCTTAAATATCCGGAAAATGTAGGTCGGGGTAAAGTCATTCCACAGGGGACTAGGTTCACCTGTGTCAGTGATTATAAGTCAACGCCTGTACAACTATTTACGGTGGCCAACATTAAACAAGGCAGTTTCTCCGAAGAGTTCCAGGGTATCCAAAGCCGTGCCAACTCCGTGGAAATCTCCTTCCTTAATAAGGATAAGGACTACGAACGTGATGTTATCCCGGTATACGGCGATACATACGACGAATCGGATACGCTTACCAACCCTGCCCAAATCGAGCTCATGGGGTGTACTAGCCTTGACCAGGCGTTCAAACATGGTAAGCACTACCTACGATGCAATAAGTACGAGGTGCGTACTGTTACTATCGAAGCTTTCACCGATGCCATCGCATGTACGATAGGGGATATTATCCTCATCCAACATGACGTACCAGAATGGGGCGAAGGTGGTCGAGTAGTGGCTGTTACAGGTAGCACCATTACCCTTGATAAAGACGTATCGACGTTACCTGGTAAGCAGTATCAGCTACTCATTCGTAACAGTGCCACGGATGCGGTGACTACGCTCACAGTATTGAGTGTCATCGGACGTAACGTAACCGTTAAGGAAACGATTCAAGTCGAACCTGGTAGTGTGTACGCCTTTGGTGAGTTAACTAAAGCAGCTAAACCATTTCGGGTGCTAGCTATCACAGAAGGTGGCACAGACCTTACTCGTAAAATACAGTGCATGGAATACTATCCAGAAGTGTATACGAGTGATGATGGAACTGTACCAACTATCGACTATAAGTCTGAGGTTGGTAGCGACATCGAGGATATAGGCCTCGTAAGTGATGTATACGGTGCGAATGGCATTATGTACTCACGCATTGCAGTCCGTTGGCAACTTCCTCGCGACGGCAAGATAACCAATGTAGTAGTTAATTATCGGAACGCTAAAAGCGATACCTGGAAATATGTGGGGAACTTCCCTGCATCGCCTAATAGCACGGAAATATCCGATGTACTATTAGGGGCTACCTATGAGGTTAAGGTGCAAGCCATTAACGATTTAGGGCAACTCACCACTGGGGTCACTAAAGAAATCGTCATTCCGCGCATGCAAGCACCTGGCGATGTGCAGAACTTACACGTCATTAGTCGATACAACCTAACCGCTGATAAGAGCGTGTACTATGACCTTCAAGTGATGTTCGAGCCACCGGCTAACCCTGGCAACTTTGACAGTGCTGAGGTGTGGTACAAGCTTAAATCTAAAAATGGCCAAGCCGTAACGGGTCAAGATTGGCAGTACGCTGGCAGTAGCAGCAGCCAGGTTATTATCAAGGCGTTAGGCCCTGGCGAAGAGTACGAGGTTAAGGCCATAGCTGTGGATAGGTTCGGTAATAGATCCGACACGGCTCAAGTTGTGGATGTCGTAGTCAAGGCGATGGATGAGGTGCCTGATATGCCTAAGCACTTTACGGTAGTCTTTAAGGAACACGCCACCGCATCATGGAGCGATGTGCTAAACGCTGACGTGGACTACTACGAACTCCGCACCGATAATGACCCAGGTAAGGATACCAACGCACTACTTGCTAAAGTGAAAGGTACCTCAGCGAATTTACCTCTTACGAAACGAAGCGGTACGGTGTACTTATACGCACGAAGTACGCTAGGTAAGTACTCAACGCCGGCAACATATTCGTATAACTTGCCACAGCTAGAGGCGCCTACGTTCGAGGTCAAGGACCAACTCGGAGGGTTCAGCCTGTACTTTGGGGCGAAGCCACCACAGGCTTACATTATCCGTTGCCACGTTATCGGTGATGATCGTACAGACGATTTAGTGACTACGTCTAGCATGCTCACCTACTCTAATAAAGCAGGGGTGTATCGTGTGCGGTGTGAATACGTCGATGTGTTCGGCAGTAGCTTAGTCACTGAAAAATCGGTCACTATTAAGGATAGAGTCGATAAGAGCCTACTTGATGCGGAAGCATTGGGGCTAAAAGCTATGGACGAATCAATTCAAGCAATGAACGCTGAAGTCGGCACGATGAAAACTTCTGTGAATGGATTCGAATCTAAATTGGTTCAACTTGATAAGGGAATTACTCAAAAGGTAACTGACCTTAATCAGAACCTATCCAGTCAAATTACTACGCTAGCCAATGGTATTGACCTTCAGGTAACACAGGCTATCGGTAACCTGAGTGGTAAGGATATTGTTAGCCGGATTAACTTATCCCCTGAAGGTACTCGAATCGCCGC